CAGAAACTATGCACAGGGTTTCTTTGAAGTACGAAATCCACAAAAATACGTAGGCAAAGGCAAACCCAAATATCGTTCAGGTTGGGAACAGGCGTTTATGCGTTTCTGTGACAACAATGACAACATAGTTCAGTGGGCCAGCGAATCAATTTCTATACCGTATCGTCATCCCCTCACAGGGAAGATGACAAACTACATTCCAGACTTTTTGATACAGTATCGTACTAGAAACAATACTGTGATCACAGAACTCATCGAGATCAAACCCAAAAAACAAAGCATATTAGAGAGCAAAATGAGCGTGAGAGATCGTGCCGTGGTTGCTGTAAACTATGCCAAATGGGACGCCGCGACCAAGTGGTGCCGCCGTCAAGGTCTGCAATTTCGAGTGATCACCGAAGACGATATCTTCCGCAACGGCAAGAAATAATGCGGTAAATACCCGCATGACCAAGAAATTAGAAGAACTCTTTGATCTTCCGCCCAAGGAAGATTCTCCCGAGGATGCTTTGCCCGGCAACGACATTGAAACCAATTTGCCTGTTCTTCCGGACGCATTAGAAAAACTTGACAAAATTGAAGCCGCATTACCGGCTGTGCGTGGCCTGGAGGCCAGTGATGCAGAAATGGATGATTTGGCAGCCAAAGCCACAGAAAGCTTCAATGATCTCATGGATTTAGGCATGAATGTAGATAGCAGATATGCCAGCGAAATTTTTTCCGTGGCCAGCACACTGCTAGGGCATGCAATCACAGCTAAAACAGCCAAGCTCAACAAGAAACTAAAAATGATTGATCTACAGCTTAAAAAAGCCAAGTTTGATCGCGATGGTGCAGAAGGTGCGGAACCATCTATGAGCACAGGCACAGGACACATACTTGACCGCAACGAACTGTTAGAGCGACTGGTCAAGCGCGAACAACCAAAGAAGCCCTAATAGGCTAAATATGATATAGGGGATTGATATGAAAACTTTTGCAGAATACTTAACAGAATCCAAACACACATACAACTATCGCATCAAGATAGCAGGCGACGTTGACAGTGGATTTATGAGTGAGTTTAAAGAAAAACTCAAACAATTTGATGTGGTGTCAATGACGGCACCCAAGAAAACACCAGTGCAGAAAGAACTAACGGACTTTCCACAGTACAACAATGAAAGCATGACATTCATGGACGTGGTGTTTAATTACCCAGCAACACCTCCACAGATAACACAGATCGTTCAGTTATTGGGCATGGATCCAAACCGTGTGATCATGCAAGATACCAAGTATGCTGATTCAATTGATCAAGAACGTGACACACAAGAATCTGAAAGTAAAAATCTGTTGACAGACACTGATTATCCTGCTCCCAACAAAGAGCAAAAAGCCTTGAGTAAAGACTACGCAACTGGCCCCTATGATCATGCAGTGGTTAAAAATGCTTACAAGAGTGACTTCACAGTGGCTGGTGGTAAAACTCCTCCAGCAGTGACATCAAATGAATTTCCAATGGGTGACAAGAGCCCTGTTGGAACTACAAAAAATAGATTGCCAGCTGTACGCAGTAACGCCAGATAAGGAAAACAAAAATGAAGAACATGTATGAAATACTTGATAGAATGAATTTGCTGGAAGGCAAAGGTAGCAAACCTGATTTCCTTGATCTAGACAACGATAAAAATCGCAAAGAGACAATGAAGGCAGCGGCTGCAGATGCTGACAAGCCTAAAAAGGCCTTTTCAAAGATGGACGAAGCCGACATGGAAGAAGGCAATCGTTTTACTGGTAACCTTGCCAAGGCTCGTGCCGCTGGGTTGAAGAAAGCCGACTTAGATGGTGACGGCGACATGGAAACAGTACGTGAAGAAAATCTTGACGAACTTGACATGAAGTTACTCAAAGGCCTGCAAGGTGCTATGAGCAAGACTCAAAAGGATTCTGAAAGCGATCGCAACATACACAAGAAGTATGGTTATCGCAGTGACCGTGATGACACTGGCAACGATGATGACTATGACGAGCACGGCAATCTCAAAGACAAGAAAAAAACCAAAAGCAAAGATGACGGTCCAAAGAAAAAAGGCCGTCCAGCAGGCACAGGTCGTAAACTTGGCGCCAAAGGTCCCACAGGCAAGAGCAAACTGCTCCGCATGAAAGAAGATGAAATGATTTCTTTGGTGGACAAAGGCGAATATGACCGCGAAGGCGACATGGCACGTGAACAGTTACACACTGCTGCCGAAGCCGCAAAAGAATTGCACGACATACTTGATGCAGATGAGAATTTGCCAGAGTGGGTACAATCAAAAATTACCAAGGCTTTGGATTACTTGGACACAGCACGTGACTACATGAAAGCATCAGATGCTGAAGATGGAGAAGAAGTCATGCCCGAGCGCAAACTGTCAAAGCCCGAAATGAACAAGCGCGAAAAGTTTGTGAAGTCAATGAAGAAATCCAAAGGCGACTTTGAAAAGCGTTATGGCGAGCGCGGTGAAGAGGTGATGTATGCTACCGCCACCAAGATGGCCAAGAAAAAAGGCAAAGAGGAAACTGAAGAGTCCACAGTGGCTGGGTCAGTGGCAACTGCTCCTGCCGAAAGCGGAAAAGGAAAAAAAGGTATGGTATTTGGTAAAGGTGTGTATGAAGGTCAAATTGCTGAAAGCTTTGAAAAGAAACTCACTGCACTTACTGAAGGCATGAGTATCAACATGAGCATGGGCGAAGAAGGTCAAAAGAGTTTGACAGTCACTGCCACAGACGAAGATGCTGAACAGTTGGCTATGATTCTTAAAATGGCAGGCCTGGGTTCCAGTGCAGGACACAAAGAAGTATGTCCAGTGTGCGGATCTGCAGATTGTGGTTGCGAGCAAATGGATGAAGACTATTCCAACAGCCCAGACGAAGAAACACAAACCACAGACTACATGACCAAAACCATTGCCGGCGGTTTAAACAAGCCCAAGCGCGATGTTGCAGGCAACGGCCAGACCACTGTGCCTGTGTCAGCTGTTCGTGTACAAGAAGAAGCAGACATTGAGTCACATTTGACCAATCTTTACAAACAGTTTAAAGCACAATGAAATCTTTAAAAGACTATCTTGCCGAATCGCAACAATGGATGGAGAATCCAGCAGTGGGCGATGACTTTGCTATCAACATCAAAGAAGATTGTTTGATTGAAAGTCACATCATTGCTGTTGAAGAAGATAGACTGTGCATTGAAGCAGACAGCAAACTCATTGCCATACTAGAAAGCTATGGATACACAGTAGAAGATACATGCTCAGAGTGTATGCAAGAAGCTTGCGGATGTGTTGATGAAATGATGAGCGTGGATGACACTCTGGTCAGTGAAGATCCCACAGAAGAAGAGCCACCAAGCATGACCATACCAGCCACAGATGGTACCACAGAAGATGATCCCATTGGCGAAGCTGAATATCAAGGCCGCAAAGTGCCATTGGGTAAACCCATGCGTGGTGATACAAAAAAATTCAAAGTGTATGTCCGAGACCCTGCCACTGGCAATGTTAAAAAAGTAAACTTTGGTCACGGTGGTACCACAGCCAAACGATTGGGTCAAAAGACCATGAAGATCAAAAAATCAAATCCTGCACGTCGCAAGAGTTTTAGAGCACGTCATAACTGTGACAACCCAGGACCAAGAACAAAGGCACGTTATTGGTCGTGCCGTGCGTGGTAATAAGGAAAAAATAAAATGGCCGCAAACGTATATACATCATTGGGGAATGCAACAGTTTACACAGATAAACTACAAATAGCCACAGGTGCTAATGCTGTTACATATCAAGCCTATGCCACCGCACTGGGTAGCGCCGATCCTGTGGGTAATATCTATTCTGCACCAATCACAATACCGGCTAACACTGTGTTTGAAGTCTATGCTGGCGCTGGAAACAAAGTCACTGTTACAGGAACACCGTTTACTGCTCTTGAATTAGGAACAGCAAGCTCGGCTCAAGAAAGCGTGTTCTAAACATGCGAGCACGTGAATTCATTGCCGAACGCCGAGGTAAAATCAGCCACAGGCATCAACAGGCCACACGTGGGCTTGATCTCTTTCGTGATAAAAAACGAACCAATTCGGACTACGTACTTAATCGTGTGATGATGGCTGTGGCCTCAGCTGACGGCACAGACGCTCCTATTGAAATGGATCAACAGAGTTGGGTAGGTACTCGAAGATCAGCGCATCCCTACACACAAGAAGAACAAAACATGCTCAAGCAGGCATTCCGTGCCGCTGGAGCAGAATATGATGACGTCAACAACGGCGACATGGATAGTCAAGAAATGAACGATGTCAACAAACAAAGTCCTGTCAAAGGATTCCGAGGTTATCCGCGATGAGAGCACGTGAGTTTATTGTAGAACAACAAGATCTTGCTCCAGAGCAAGAAGCACCCATGCGTCAGACATATACTATACCTGGACTCAGTGCCAGTGATCCCTACAACAACTATAGATTTGGTGTGGCTATGGCTCGCGCCAGGGCCGACTACCGTGCAGACGACGTCAACCCTTATAAACCTGAGTGGTCAAAAGAAACACCATTTGGTGAACACGGTGTGGTAGTGGGCATGAATGCAGGTATTCGTCCTGTGATTGATGCGGCACTGCGGATGACTGGAACCAAAGGTGGTAAAAAATTAGTAACCTCTGCTGACAGTGAAGAGCCAGACTTGGTTCAAATCAACAGCCCTATCAAAGCATTTAAAGGATATCCACGATAATGGCCTATCCAGAACCAACAGAAGTCGCACCATGGTATCTACGTAATATAACGCAGGCCCTGGAGCTGGACGAAGCCACTGGCAACGTATTTGTCCGCACCAATGCTTCCATACTTGGCAATGTGAGTGTGGGCAATGTCAGCATTGGCGCACTGGGTAATGTTGATCTCTCAGGAAACTCATTGCCAGTCACAGTTTCATCTGGCAACGTCACAGTATATCAAGGAACCACACCCTGGGTGATCTCTGGCAACACGGTGGTGTCAGGTAATGTGGGTATTCTGGGCAATGTCAACGTCACACAAGGCACAAGTCCTTGGGTAGTGTCGGGCAATGTGGGTATAACAGGCACGGCCAATGTTGTGTTGGCCGATGATGCCAATGTTGTTATTTCAGGATTTTCGGGTGCCACAGCAGACGCATTTGGTCGACTGCGTGTGTCAGAGCCATTCACCTTGTTTGACAGCCAGGCACGCTACTACGATCACGGTCAGTTTGCTTCCAATGTAGCAGGCACAGGCAACGTTGTGTATGTTGCCGCACAGAGTTCTTACCAACTCAACGTAGGATCCGCATCGGGCGATTCGGTGTTGAGAGAAACACTGAAACCTTTTCCATATCAGCCAGGCAAGAGCCAACTGACCATGAACACATTCTGTTTTGATACACCCAAAACAAATCTGCGCCAACGTGTGGGACTGTTTGATGCCAATGATGGCGTGTTCTTTGAAAACGACGGCACCTATAACTACTTTGTGATACGTTCGGGATCAACTGGTGCGGAAGAACGTGTGCGCCAGGATTCCTGGAATGTTGATAATCTTCTTGGTGGCGGTGGAACATCTAACCCATCAGGTATTACGCTGTACCCACAACGCACACAGATCATGTTTGCCGATGTGGAGTGGTTGGGCGTGGGCTCGGTGCGTGTGGGTTTTGTAATCGACGGCGCCTATGTTAACTGTCACATATTCAATCACGCCAACCAATCGGGCAACACCAAGGTCTACATGACCACGGCCACCTTGCCCATACGCTATGAAATAACCAACACTGGCGCTGTCGCCGGCAACAGCATGATGACACAGATCTGTAGCACAGTGATCTCTGAAGGTGGATTCCAACTGAGTGGATCAGGCAATCCTCGAGCAGCCAGCCATGCATTGGGCACTCCAGTGCGGTTGCCCAATGATCAGAGTTTTAAACCAGTGATTGCCATCCGCCTCAAAAGCACCAATCTCAATGCCGTGGTCATACCCATAAACTACAGCTTGGTACCTGTGGCTGCCAGCATATTTCAATATCGCATCTATAAAAAAGCCATCACATCAGGTGGAACATGGACGGATTCGGCCGCCGACAGTTCAGTGCAATACAACCTCGCTCCCACAGCCTTGGTGTCAGGCGACATTGCTGAACAGTCGTTCATAAACTCAACCAACCAAAGCACAGGATCACCCACACAGGAAATATTCACATTTGAATATCAACTGGAGCGAGAGCCTTTTACTGGCACACCATACGAGTATGTGATTACCATGGCCACAATCGGAACCAACCAAGACGTATATGCCAGCGTAGAATGGCAGGAGATAACATAATGAAAAAGTTATTGTTAGTATTATTGTTTACTCCGCTGGCAGCATGGGCACAGATCAACGCTCAATGTCCACAGTTTACTAGCCATGGCACACCTGCTTATCAAGCACAGCCCGGCGATCAAGAACTGTGTAGAACAAACTATGCTGTAATACATCGTTGTTCAGTCAAAGCTCCTGTGGCAGTGTTTGAACATTTAACTGTGGCTTCAATGACAGGTCCTGCCAAACGCAAAGACAACTTCCGTCCTGATCCTGATGTGCATGAACAATGTCGTGCCACACTGGCAGACTATGCCACCGTGGGACGTACACACGATCGCGGTCACATGGCACCAGCTGGGAACAACACAACCAATGATCAAATCATGAGCGAGAGTTTCTTCTTGTCAAACATGGTAGCGCAAGTGGCCAACAACAACCGTGGCATTTGGAAGCAGTTGGAAACATGGGAACGTGATTGGGCCAGCAAAGGTGGTGACTTCTACATCATCTCAGGTGGTATATTTGATCCTGGTCATCCTGTCACAGGCAACAACCTAGGCATACCCACACGTCTATACAAAGTCATACACGAAAAAACATCAGGGCAGACCATGGCCTACCTAATGCCCAATGCTCCTCTACCCGTGGCGGATTTGCCCAAGTATCAAGTGCCTCTACCAGCAGTAGAAGAGGCCACTGGCATGCGTTTTCCTTTTAAATAACTTTGGATTTTGATTCTTTGAGACCCAGGTAAGCATTCCAGCTGGGATGACGAACACCTGTATAAGTGCTTTTCACTGAATTGACCAAGGCCCAGTAATTGGGTTTCACTGGAGTTTTGTTTGGCCTCCAGATCTTTGATCCTTTTTCAGCATTGCACTCTTTACATGCTGTGACACAATTTTCCCAACTGGTAACACCACCGTGACTACGAGGTAGCACATGGTCTATGGTTAGTTCTCGACCGTTGAAAGTGTCATCACAGTATTGGCAAGTAAACAGATCACGTAGATATAGATTTTGTCTACTGAACCGCATGCCTCCGTTTTTACCAAAACCTCGTTTGGTCACGGCCACAGCGGGTACACGCATCTCTAGTCGAGCACTGCGTACAGTCCAATCATCATACCATTCCAGCACTTGGATTTTGTCCAGGAAGAACAGCTTGATAGCAGTTTGCCAATCTATGGTTGAAAGTGGCAAGTAGTTGACCGGTTGATAGTCCGGTGCTAATATTAGCGTATCGCTCATAAGAATATTTATGTGTGTATATTTTGGTAAGTAATTGTATGTCAAAGAGTTTAGAAGGTGTACTGGTAAAAGCCCCGCATAGGCGGCATCCTTATACCGAACAACAAATAGATGAATTTGTGGCTTGCGCTGATCCTGTAATGGGTCCGCAATACTTCATGAGTCATTTCTTCTACATCCAACATCCCTTGCATGGCAAGATGTTGTACCAGCCCTATGAATTCCAAGATCGACTGATAGAAACATATCACAATTATAGATTCTCTATCTCCATGATGCCTAGGCAAACGGGTAAATCGACTTCGGCCGCAGGCTATCTTTTGTGGTATGCTATGTTTGTGCCAGACTCCACAATCCTTGTGGCCGCACACAAGTATTTGGGTGCGCAGGAGATCATGCAACGTGTACGCTATGCCTATGAAGCCTGCCCAGATCACATCCGAGCTGGTGTGACAAGTTATAACAAAGGAAGCATAGAGTTTGACAACGGCAGTCGAATAGTAGCACAAACCACTACAGAAAACACAGGTCGTGGTATGTCAATTACACTCCTATACTGTGACGAGTTTGCATTCGTGCGACCCACCATAGCCAAAGAGTTCTGGACTTCCATTACCCCCACACTGTCAACAGGTGGTAAAGCAATCATAACATCAACACCCAACTCAGACGAAGATCAGTTTGCGTTGATCTGGAAGATGGCCAACAAGCTGGAAGATGAATACGGCAATCCCACAGAAATGGGACAGAACGGATTCCGTGCTTTCCGTGCATTCTGGAGAGAGCATCCTGACAGAGACGATGCTTGGGCGTCACAACAACGTGCCATACTGGGCGAAGAACGTTTCCGCAGAGAAATGGACTGTGAATTCATCATTGACGATGAAACCTTGATTGCTCCTACCAAACTGATTGATCTAACATCGCAGGATCCTTTGTACAAAACAGGACAGGTGCGTTGGTTCAAACGGCCACAACCGGGTAACATATATGCAGTGGCTCTTGACCCTAGTCTAGGCACAGGAGGAGATCCTGCGGCCATACAGGTGTATGAAGCCAACACCACTGAGCAAGTAGCAGAATGGCGGCACAATAGAACTGATATTCCAAGCCAAGTACGCATTCTTGCCGACGTTTGCCGACACATCAACGAGTCTGTAAAAGATTCAAAAAGCATCTACTTCACTGTAGAAAACAATACCATTGGAGAAGCCGCACTGATATCCATAGCAGAATACGGGGAAGAAAACATACAAGGCTACTTCCTCAGCGAGCCCAACGGCGGTAGTGGCCGCAGATATCGCAAAGGATTCAACACCACAAATAGGCCCAAACTAGCGGCCTGCGCCAAACTGAAAAACTTGATAGAAACAGGTCGTATGAAAATACATTCTGCCAGTTTAATAACCGAACTCAAGAGCTTTATTGCACACGGTGCAGGATATGCCGCAAAAGTGGGCGAAACAGACGATCTTGTCATGGCCACAATCCTAGCAGTGCGCATGATGCAACTGCTACAGAGCTATCATGCAGAGTTAGACACACAACTGCGCGATCACAGCGATAACATGATAGAACCCATGCCCTTTGTTGCTGTATTCTAATAAATACTAAACTATGAGTCAATCCAACACAGCCTCCCAACAACTTTACGATTTGCTAGTCAGCAGAGATTTTGATCCAGAAGCCTTGGATGCTACAGGCAAACCTGCAGACGATCCTGCTGATGCTGAAATCATCAGCTTTGACTACAAAACCGATGAGAAAAACTACGGTGCTGTGGTATTGGTGCTGGACGGTGACAACAACTTAGATATCTACTTTGGCGACAACATGGGTCGCGCCATGGAAGGCGATGACCGCAGTGAGTGGTACGATTTCCTTTACCTTGTGCGTATGTTTGCCAAGCGTAACTTGCTGACATTCAGCCTTAAAAATCTATCCAGACTCAAATACAACATGAAGACCATGGCTGCTGTAAAAGAAAGTATCTTTGAAGGCTACTACGGATCTCGTAAAATCAGCTACAGCGACCAACCGCAGAAAACAAGACTGCGTATCAAACACAGCAAAGACCTTGAAGAAGGTGAAGCACGATATCGCAACATTGAAAGCATCTATGTTGAAAATGCACAAGGCGAAAGATTCAAAGTACCTAGTCGTAGTTTGATGCACGGTCGTATGATAGCACGACATGTGGCCGAAGGTGGCAATCCCTACGATGCCTTTGGCCAGCATATCAACGAAATGGTCGAAGAGATGCACACATTGGCAAACTTTGTGAGAGCATCCAAAAACAAGAACTACGATGGCGATGCCAATCACATGGTAGAGTCTGCCATACGTCATTACTCTGAACTCAAAGCCAAGGCCAAACGCATGATTGGACGCCGTGGCTATCATGAAGCACGTGAACAGTTTGATCCTGCAGAGATTACTCCAGTGAACGAAGCAGTAGAGACCATTAGAGAATTATTTGTACAACACACATTGGATCCTCGCATAGAACACGCATTGCCACTGTTGGCAAAACTACAAGAAGCACCAATGAAAGAAGCTGATCAATTTGCATCTTGGGCAGACAACATCATGGAAGGCACCTGGGCATTACCAGAAACTCCAGAATCAGTTAAAAAATTACAAGACCTAATGAGCAAAGATCTCATTGTTGGTCCCGATGCTACCAATGCCACAGAACAATTATATGATCTAGTGGGTGATGATGTGTTGTTTGATATCCTGGAAGAGATTGCAGAAATCAATCCTGACGCCAATGTCTGGGATGACGCTCGTGTACAACGACGTTTTGACGAACTAGGTATCCCCATGGCAGATATCACTGATCAAGCAGACTTTGACAACAGCTATGACGCTGATAACACAGACACACAACAAGTAAAAGAAAGTTCATGCAACATGACTCGTGAAGGAACAGAGTGTCCTGTGCATGGTATGAACGAGTGTGGCATGTACGAAAACAAAAAAGAGCTAGAAAGAATTAGATCACTCGCCGCAGTACAATGAACTGTTATCGCGTAAATTCTCAGCTTTGGCTCACTGACAATTTTTTCTCTCCAGAACGTTTTGCGGAGATTAAAAATCTCTATCGCAACAATCGTGTGCCATTTACCATGCAGTACGACAACAGATTGTTGACACCTTGGGACTCCACTCCTGAACTACAACAAATAGTACAACAACAAACCGATCAAATATCAAACATAGTAGGGCAACCGTTGTCACCGCAGGTGGCCTACGTCAGTATTGATCTAGCTGGCAGTTCAATCATGATGCACAGACTACATCCTGACATCTATGTACAGGTACAGATAGTGTTGGGCGAGACTTCAAATGCCATGATGGATTTTGCTTTTTGTCACGAAACCGAAGTAAATCAAACTTCGCAAGTAGATTATCAACCCAATCGTCGACTCACTAGGCATGATGTAGACATAGCACATTATCGTCCCAATGCCGCTTCAATCTATGTCAATCAACCTCGTGGATTTGTGGGCATGCTTGGAAGAGTTCCGGATAACACAGTTAGAGAAGTTCTGGTGCTCAGTTACACACGTTGTACTGAAACACAACACTAGTTCTAGTCCCTGATCCTTGTATTACCTGATGCAGTTTTGAATCCACATTGAGGTTGATATAGCCGTGATTTGGTTTTATTGCAATTTCATATGCAGGATCAACGTGCATGAATTCAACACCGTGGCAGGGTTGATCTGATCCAGAATGCACATCCACATACACTTGATAGGTCACAACAATGTCTAGGGAATCTGAGTGTGGCTGACAACCAAAGTTAGGCAGATCCAGCCAGTACTTCACAATCATAAGGTTGAGATCTTTTCCGGTGAGCTTGTTGAGTTCAGGAATAATGTCCAACCCAATCTGTTGTAAACGATTGTAATCCGTTCCGGGTTTCAACCATAATCTATGATGTGGCCTAGTGACTTCAAATTCGTTGCCTTCGTTGATCACAATGTCTTGTAACCATTTCAATGTGTCGGAAGAGAAGCACTGATCTATTTCCCAACAGTTTGGAGCCACTGATTTGACTAAACTGATTTCGTCATATATCTTGACTTGCTGTGCAGATGTGTTATACTGTGTCATATGCTGATATTTAAGTGCGTAACTCAAAAGTCTAAACAAAAATTACCTTTTGACGTTGACATGCTAAATATCTATGCTACACTCAGTTGGGTGTATGCAAGGCATATATAGGCAATTTAAAATTTCTTGAAAGGACAATTTCTATTATGGCATCATTATCTGAAATCCGCGCTAGACTGCAAGCCGCAGAGTCTAACAAAGGCGGTAATCAACAAGCAGGCGGCGACAACGCAATTTACCCCCATTGGAATATCGCAGAAGGCGCAAGTGCAACACTTCGTTTCCTTCCTGACGGTGATTCAAAGAACACTTTCTTCTGGGTAGAACGTGCAATGATCAAACTTCCATTCAACGGCATCAAAGGCGAAATGGACTCTAAACAAGTTCAAGTTCAAGTTCCTTGCGTTGAGATGTGGGGCGAGGCTTGCCCAATCCTAGCAGAAGTACGCACATGGTTCAAAGACAAAGCTCTTGAAGACATGGGTCGTAAGTATTGGAAAAAGCGTAGCTACATCATGCAAGGCTTTGTTCGTGAGAACCCACTTGCTGATGACAAGAATCCTGAAAATCCAATTCGCCGATTCATCATTGGCCCTCAGATTTTCCAAACAATCAAATCAGCACTCATGGATCCAGAATTGGAAGAGTTGCCAACTGATTTGATGCGTGGTCTGGATTTCCGTATCACCAAGACATCAAAAGGTGGATACGCAGACTACTCCACAAGTAAATGGGCTCGTAAGGAAAGTGCATTGACTGAAGCAGAACAAGCCGGAATTGAAGCTCATGGTTTGTTTACGCTCTCCGACTTCCTTCCTAAGAAACCATCAGAGGCTGAACTCAAAGTTATCAAAGAAATGTTTGAAGCTTCAGTGGATGGCAAACCTTACGATCCTGACCGTTGGGGTGCGTACTTCCGCCCTGCTGGTGTGTCGGCTCCGCAAGGTTCTTCCGCAGGCTCTGAAACTGTAGCAGAACAAGCCGCACCAGTGGCCAAGGCCGCGCCTGTTTCTTCTACCAGCTCGTTTGATGAAGAAGACGATGCACCGGCTGCCACAGCACCGGTTGAAGCCAAACCAACTCAGAAGGCTGAGGACATTTTGGCAATGATTCGCGCTCGTCAGAACAAGCAGTAAACATCTGTAAATAACGCCACAAGGTTAATTCTTGTGGCGTTTACTAATTTTAATGACCTTATTACATTCAAAAGATCTACTCAAACATGTAGAGTCAGCATACGCATACAAGGTAATTGGAGTAGTTGATCTTGATTGGTTAAGTAGTCAACCAAGATATGTGTTATACCAATTACTAAGACAATGGTACAAATCGGCCTACGACAACAATGAAAGAATTGTGTTGTTTAGTCGCGATAGAGTGTCATTTCAAATGCTGACACATATCCAGAAGTGTGCATCACTGATAGACATTTCTAATTTTTTTATTTTGATATGTAGCCCAGAATTTTCTAATGAAGATTTTGAATTAGTTAGAACACAACATTCTTGTGATGAATGTGTGTTTTCATCCTTGCACATAAACTTTCAAGATAATTTGACTTATGCACAACTCAATACTAATTTTGAACTACCAGATAGTTTTTGTTTTAGTCCTTGGGCACATTTGGAAATAGCCAGTAACGGTGAATTCAAACCTTGTTGCGTCTACAAAGAATCAATCACTACCAGCAATGGAATACCCTACAACATCAATTCACACTCAGTGGCCGAAGTGTATAACAGTGATTACTCAAAACAACTTCGTCAACAATTTTTGTCAGGCAACAAACCTGTAGGATGCCAAAATTGTTGGTATAAAGAACAACATGGTGGCAAATCCAATCGAATGTGGACAACTGATCATTTAGGTAGCCGCGCCCACTGTTTGCACGTGGAACAAGATCAATTATCTAATCTAATCAGCTTGGACATCAAGATGGGAAACTTGTGTAATTTTAAATGTAGGATTTGTGGCCCAGACGGTAGCTCAAGAATCGCAGAAGAGCGTGCAAAGCATTTTGAATTTAAGACTGATTTAAAACTGCTCAATCAACAAGGACAATGGGTTGAAAACCAAAAAATTTGGAAAATGTTTGAAAATTTAGGCAGTCAATTGGTTAACGTTGATTTTTATGGTGGGGAACCTTTTTTGATTCGTCAACATGAAGTCTTTTTGGACTTTCTTATCAAACATAACTATGCCAAGAACATCAGACTTCATTACAACTCCAATGGTTCAATTTATCCGACTCATTTGATTGATAAATGGCAATGGTTCCGTCAGGTAGACATCGCCTTTAGTATAGATAACATAGGTACAAGATTTGAACTCGAGCGTGGAGGAAATTGGAAAAAAGTAGAAGAAAACTTAGACAATTTTCTTCGCTCAAAACTCCCTAACATGATTTTAAGTGTGTACCCTACAGTCAGCATACAAAATGTATATTATTTGGATCAACTAATTGCATGGTTTGAAACTAAAAATTTTAATGCATTGGTATGGAATCTACTTGAAGATCCAAAATATCTCAGCGTCATAAACATGAATCAAGACTTGACTAAATTGGTGTTAAAAAAATTACAAACAATCGATAATGATAAATTGGAAAAATACAATTTAAAATCAATAATTGAATTGTTGAAAAAGCAAAAACATTCATCAAACTCGATTGACCAACTGGCAGAATATATGTTAAAATTAGACAATATCAGAAATCAAAAATTTTATGAAACACACAGCGAAATAGCCGACATCATCTACAAAGGAAAAAATCATGGGCAAACCATTTGACGTATCAAAATTCCGCAAGGAAATTACCAAGAGTATCGACGGTTTGTCGATTGGGTTCAACGATCCCACAGACTGGATCTCTACAGGCAACTATGCTTTAAATTATCTTATCTCAGGAGACTTTAACAAAGGTATTCCTTTGGGCAAGGTCACTGTGTTTGCTGGTGAATCGGGTGCAGGTAAGAGCTATATCTGTTCAGGCAACATCGCCAGGAACGCACAACAACAAGGTATCTTTGTTGTGTTGATTGACAGTGAAAACGCCTTGGACGAAGATTGGCTCAAGGCCTTGGGTGTGGACACGTCAGAAAGCAAACTGCTTAAATTAAGCATGGCCATGATTGACGATGTGGCCAAGACCATTTCAACATTTATGGCCGACTATAAAGCATTACCAGATGGTGAACGCCCCAAGGTCATGTTTATCATTGACAGCTTGGGCATGTTGTTGACACCCACAGACGTAAATCAGTTTGATGCAGGCGAAATGAAAGGCGACTTGGGTCGTAAACCCAAAGCACTCACAGCACTGGTTCGTAACTGTGTAAACATGTTTGGTAGTTACAATGTAGGCTTGGTATGTACAAATCATACCTATGCGTCACAGGACATGTTTGATCCTGATGACAAGATCTCCGGTGGACAAGGCTTTATCTATGCAAGCTCAATTGTTGTTGCTATGAAAAAGATGAAGCTCAAAGAAGATGAAGATGGCAACAAGATTTCAGAAGTCATGGGTATCCGTGCTGGCTGTAAGGTAATGAAAACACGCTATGCCAAACCTTTTGAAGGCGTGCAGGTCAAGATTCCTTATGAAACAGGCATGAATCCCTACAGCGGTCTTGTAGACTTGGCCGAAAAGAAAGGCCTGTTAAAGAAAGATGGTAACCGACTGATGTTTGTTACTTCGGATGGTGAGATCATCAAACAGTTCCGCAAGGCCTGGGAGTCAAACGAAGAAGGTTGTTTGGACAAGGTCATGGCTGACTTTGCAAATCAGAAGGAAACAGTAAGTACTGAAGATACAGCCACGGAGGAATAACGGATGCCTCAGTACCACCAAATGGTTGATATTCAAATCCAACATGATTGGACAAAGACCATGGATGTTACTCGCAAAGTGTTATCTTTAAAAGATTCTGTGGAACAAAGCACAGAGTTTGGATACAGTGATCATTATGATCTAGGACAGCTAGGTAACATCAGCGATCATCGGTTGAGCGAATCGTGGTATAGAATTTCGAGTCAACTAATTCGAAACACTATGCCATGGTTGCCTTTGCTACTTGATGTTCTCAAAGATCTTGGGCCGGACCACGGAGACATCAGTTATCTTTCTGGCGACGCCGGAGTACATATTGATCAAAAGACCACTCCGTCGGCGTTGAATTATATTTTTTATAATACCGACCCTGATGCATATACATGGATCCAAGATGAGTCGGGCTACGAAGAAGTTTATCCTAGCATTATAAATACCTCTGTAATTTTAAACGCACATGTACCACACGGTATAAAAAATAACGGAGATCGATGGGCACTGAGTATTCATTTCAATGCTGATTATGAAACAACAAAACAGTGGTTTGATCGAAATCCCTTGCTCAAAATTTAACAGTAAAATAATAAGGAGTCATGATGTCGGTAGAATTAGTAAAAGAAACATGGATTGAATTAAAACGCTATATCAATTCAGTAGATCGTAACGAAGCCGCAGAAACAATAGTTGCCATTCTCATCGACAATGATGTTGACGCTGATGAAATCAAATCTGTTTTCAAAGGGGATGGGGATATCAAACGTGCATTGGCCGACTATCTCAAAGAAGAAGAAGAGCTTGAGGAAGAGGAAGAAGACGAATACGACGACGAGTATTGATGAAACAACTATTTTTCAAATTAGAAAAAGGACAGTATGTGGTATAGTCGAGTAGTAGCAAATCTAGGAGCGATACCCGATTTCATAGCACACTATGAACGTGAGCTGGATGGAGCTCGACGAGAATGCCGAATTGGTGGCATGGTAGAACACAACATCAAAGAGCTTCCCGGTATCACCGAACATCGATTTAATCAACTACAAGAGATAGAAGCCATACTGAACTATCTCAATATCCAACTACGCAAGATCCGTAGACGTCATTTTCAAAAGTATCTAGAAGGCTATGCCCGTGCTTTAACGTCAAGAGATGCCGAAAAGTATGTGGATGGCGAAGACGAAGTCATAGACTTTGAAACCATTATCAACGAAGTTGCGTTACTGCGTAATAAGTGGCTGGGCATAATGAAGGGCCTTGATACCAAACAATGGCAGATGGGCCATATAGTTCGGCTGCGTACAGCAGGCATGGAAGACATACAAGTTTAACATGCATCGTGCAAGACTGCAGGACAATTTTATTTTTTACGACGCATGGAGAGATCTACCATCAGAAATCCTGCGATCAACAGACATCAACGAAACAGTCATCAATGATCTAACAATGTTAGGATTGACTGTTGATGATATTAAAAAGTACACCTGGGTCATTGACTTAAAACCCGAAGGCATTGATCACAGTGATATCAATCATCTGTTTGTGTTTTTGACTTCCCAAGGGCTATTGCCATCACAGTTTCGTGTGGCGTTTAGTTCGGTGGTGGATACAAGTCAATTGCCATATCCAGCAATTTGCTTACCCACGCGGTTGATATACAACGGCAACTGGTTTATGCATTTAGAGCACTATCATGTCAACTGGGAAGAGCTAGAGATCACACACAAGTTAGTATGTCTCATGCGTAGACCAAGTATATCTCGAGGTAATATAGCAAAGAGATTATTATCCAAGTTTCACAAAGATGAACTTATAATGACTTTTGGGACCAATGGGGTTGAGCCCAGCGATGATATTAAAAAGCTCGTCTGGCCACAACCGTATCCTATGATTGTGGATCGCCCAATGGCGGATCAAGTTTTTCAGCACAGAATAGATCATGACTTCTTTTATAGAGCACCTGTGAATCTTGTAGTGGAAAGCTCTAGTCAACTTGATCCTAATACATGGCGCAGTATTTTTATCACAGAAAAAACATTTAAAGCCATGGCTTGGTATCAGTTTCCATTGTGGTATGCAGTTCCTGGCCTAGTTGATCAAGTAAGAAACATGGGATTTGATGTGTTTGATGATGTGTTTCAAAATCACAGCTATGATCAAATTCAAGATCCTTGGGTAAGAATGACACAGGTAATATTGTTGGCTAGACAAGTTTGTAATTTAGATTTAGTGGAATTGAGGAAGCAACATTGGCATCGCCTTCAAAATAATGCTGAGTTGATAAAAGAGATACATACAACAGCTATTAGCCAACACACAGAAAAATTGGACGAATTGATTTATGGCAACTTTTAAAAATTCTCAGGACAGTCATGAGCATAGTTTAAGAACGCTCAATGATCTATACGAACATGACGATTTTATGGAAAGTGTTGGTCGTGTTGTAGATCTTGGTTGCGGCTCAGATGCTTTAGATTTACAATGGTGGGCCAATCGTACCACTAGAGATGATGATCCTATCCCGTTGAACATACAGTGCGTGGGCATAGATCAAATTGACGGTATTGGACGAGAAGCAAGAGAGCTTAAGATAGCATATCAGCGCAGTGACTTAGAAACCATAACTCAAACCAAACGTCCTTTTGATATAGTATGGTGCCATGACACTTTCCAGTACATGACCAATCCTTTACAGGTTTTAAAAAATTGGAGAGGCCTATGTGCTCAAAATGGTATGTTTGTATTGATCGTGCCACAGACTACCAATATGGAATTCAATCGACAGGCATTTGATCAACAGTCTGGTTGTTATTACAATCACACCATGGTCAGCTTGATACACATGTTGGCGGTCTCAGGGTGGGACTGCCGTTCGGGCTTCTTTAAAAAACAGCCAAACGATCCTTGGTTACATGCTATAGTGTACAAAAGCGATCAAGAACCCAGCGATCCTAGAAATTCATCCTGGTACAGCCTGGCAGAAAAAGGCTTGTTGCCTGCTTCTGCTGAAGAATCAATCAACAAATATGGCTACTTACGACAGCATGATCTTGTATTACCATGGATTGATAAAAGCCTATCCTGGATGGGACATCAGTAATACAGCAACCGTAATATGTGCCTATTATAAATATGCACATGAATAAAATCGTATTAGTCACAGGTGGGTTTGATCCCATACATTCAGGCCACATCGCGTATTTCAAAGCAGCCAAAACCCTAGGCGACATTCTCATAGTTGGATTGAACTCCGACGAATGGCTTGAGCGTAAAAAAGGCCGAGCATTCATGCCGTGGAATGAACGGTTATGTGTTATAAACAATCTTGCAATGGTAGATGAAGTTTATACATTCAACGATGACGATGGATCAGCCAAACACTTCATACAGCAAGTCAGGGCCCATTACCCCACAGCAGAGTTAATATTTGCCAATGGCGGGGATCGCACAGATAAAAATATTCCAGAAATGGATGTTGTAGACTCCAATCTTAAGTTTGTGTTTGGAGTGGGTGGATACGACAAAGCCAATTCCAGTAGCTGGATCTTGGAAGAATGGCGAGCACCCAAGACGGAACGTGCCTGGGGCTACTATCGTGTGCTACACGAACCTAACTCACAGGTCAAGCTCAAAGAACTCACAGTGGATCCTGGCAAAACACTCAGCATGCAACGTCACGAAGACCGCGGTGAACTTTGGTTTGTCAGCGAAGGTGAAGCCACTCTGTACACCATAAACAGAAAATCAGACGCAGAGCTACATGGTCGCTACACAAAAAATCAAATGATAGTGATCAATCGCAGAGAATGGCATCAATTGGCCAACGAAGGCACAGAACCGTTAAAAGTGATAGAAATACAGTACGGCGATCGTTGCGAAGAAACTGACATAGAACGAAAATGAACGACATCATTCCTATCTTCGTGGGCTATGATCCTAGAGAAGCCATAGCTTATCATACCTGTGTAAATTCAATCATACGACATGCTACCCGTCCAGTGGCCATACATCCTGTGGCATTGAACTTATTCAAAGACTACGATGAAACACATACCGACGGTAGCAATCATTTCATCTACACTAGATTTCTAGTTCCGCATCTCATGAACTGGCATGGCTGGGCCATCTTTATCGATGGTGACATGATTGTGCGTGATGACATTACTAAACTGTGGAACTTGCGAGAAATGGACAAAGATGTCATGGTAGTCAAACACGACTACAAGACTCGTATGCCCGTCAAATACTTAGGAGCAAAAAATGAAGACTATCCTCGAAAAAATTGGAGTAGTGTTATTCTGTGGAATTGTAGTAGCTTTCCTAACCGGCGACTTACTCCCGAATTCGTCCAACAATCCACCGGCAGTGAGCTCCACCGCTTCTCGTGGATAGACGATGAGCGTATTGGTGAACTACCACCAGAATGGAACTGGTTAGATGTTGAATACGAACAAAATCCTCAAGCAAAACTAGTACATTACACACTAGGAACACCGTGCTTTCATGAGTTTTCTACCCAGGGCAACTTTGCCGATGAGTGGCACCGCGAACGTATTCTCACAGAGTACTGTCAGCAACGAATCAACTAAATCCAGTGCTGTTGCACCAATGGATGATAGCCCATGGTGCTAGGCTTTTGTGATACTTTTCTAAACATCAACATTTTTATTTGACTGAGATCTCTATGTGCATCTTTGTAGTTGGCAATGTGAAACCACTCCGCAGGGCAATGATCAGTTAACACAGTGTGTTGAGCATGCTCGCTAATAATAGCTTGATCACCATACAAAGGCGGAACACTGTACAATGATTGCCAATGGCTCAATGGCTCACCGATAAATGTGTTCCAAAGATAACTATGGTCTCCTTGCCAATACATGAACGCACTGGAATGTATATTTTTGTCTGCTTCAATCCACATCACAAAGGATTGATGTTGAATACGTTCAATTATATCATCAATGTTGCCACAAATCACAGTGTCTAGATCTATGTACACAGTGGGTCCTGACAGCAATCCAGGTTTGAACATTTGCATTTTTGACCAAAATCCATGATCCCCAGATTGTAATTCAATTCGTTCACAGTTGACCTCACAGTCACTAAAACAAATAAAACGATGTGGTTGTGTTAGATTACGTTGTACACCGCGTTGTAGTTTGTCAACCCAGACAGCATCGTATCCTACCTTCCCACCTTGCCGTAACACACATACAACGTTAAGCATAACGTTCCAACACCAGTAGCCCAGATCCGCGATTGCAGTGTTCTATAATATGCCATTCATGATTGTGATGCAAAAATACAATCACAGCTTCAAACACTCCGGGCCACTCAGTGGGATCGTGAAGCACAATATACTTTTGAGCATGACAAGCATGACGGTCTAGCTCTGCTAGACAATGCTGTTTGGTATGTACAGTGTCAATAAACAGTAAGTCACAGGGTTCAATGTCTATTTCTAAACTGTTGGCTATGGCAAACTCAAAGTCAGTGCCATTGAGTTCAGCACAGTGTTTCAATTCGTCTAGCACAGTTAAGTTAGCATTGGTGATATCATAGCTTCGTAGTTTTTTTGGATTTCCGGCAAGCCAGGCACAGGTACTGAGTCCAGTATAAACTCCAAACTCTACTATGCTGTCAACTTGACTGGCATACTTCTTATAAGTGTCAAATCTAGTTGGGCTGTCGCCTAACCATTTGGTAGGATGTATTTTTAATTCAACAAAGTCTTGTTGAAGTTCTTGTAGTGTTCTCATTGTTTTCTTAACCAGTATACACCCAGCTTGCTTTTTTGGCTTTTACGATACGAGTCAAATACATAGTGCCCCCAAGTATCCATAACTTCATCGTGACTCCAGTCATCTTTGACATGTGCTTCGTGAGGGTTTTCATAGGCATGTTCGTCCTGCGGCATGTGTCTGATGGGGATGCTCACAATCAGTGTGTCTGCTACAGAAAGAATACGGTCAACCAAGGCAACAGCATCCGTTTTGGTCATATGTTCTAGTACATCACCTGCAATGACCACACTGGGATTTAATTCGTTCCAGTTCACAGTTCTCACATCTTGGTTTAGCACACGAGTATACCGGCTTTCCAACTGAAATTCTTCAATGTATGGTTTCCAAATTTCTACACCGATCCAGGTTGCATTTGTGCAACACCCAGCTTCTTCTTTGATCAATTTGATATAGGTGCCTGACCCAGGGCCAATATCCACCACTGTGGTAATTTTTGATTCGTTGCTTTGAAACCATGCTAGAGTTTCGGCTTTGCCTGATTTGAGACTGAATGACATTTGTTTTCCTTGGTAGTGTGGTATGCTATAAATATTTATATACATATATAAACCAATGAAAGCCTTTATCATCCATCTTCCAGACCGTCCGCACAGTGTTGCGCACTCGGCCAGCATGTTAAAAACACTGCAATCCTACAACATTGATGCCGAACTGTTTGAAGGAATACGAGGAGATGTAGCAGTAAAATTGGCACAACGAGCCGGCAAAGTTCTGTATCCTTACAGCATAAAGAACAGACAGCTGGATGACAAAGATATCAAAGAACTCATACGACCTGAACTCTACGAAGACTTTAAAAAACGCTATCAATACAAGATCATTGAACGCAAACCAATAGGTGAGGCTCACATAGGAAAGCTCAGTCGGCCAGGAGTGGTGGGATGTTTCTACAGTCATTACGCACTGTGGAAAAAATGCATAGATCTCAACGAACCCATTATGATTTTTGAGGATGATGTAAAGTTTTACAGAGAATACCGTCCAGTGGAGTTTGATGGAGTGTTGATTTTGAGTCTAGGCAAAAGTAGTTTTTTATCTGACCCACAAAAAACTTATCTAGAGAATCCTACAGGGGTACCACGCAGTCGCCCCTGGCAAAATTTCAGTATGCCTGGCGCCAGTGGATATTTGATCAAACCTGACGCTGCCTTGGGATTGACCAAGTTCTATCGTCCTTACTGGTATCCAGCAGACAATGCAATCAATCAGTTTATTACTCCTATACAGATACATACCTATCTCATGGGCCGTAATACCTTGCCCGAAGAAGGCAACATATCAATGACCAAGAGCAAGGACTGGGCTGCCACCTTAAACAGCACTGTGGTCAACAGTGACTACACTGACGACTTTGAATCTGGGTCGGCTCAATGAAAGTGGGTATTTTTTATAATTCCATTAGAAATCCGGCCAAGTTCTCCAACAAGGTGGATCTCATGGATAATTTCAAAGCTGGAGTATTGGCCAATGGAGACGAAGTTGTTGATTATCATAACAATCAACTGCCTGACCAAGACCTAGATGCAGGCTTTGTATTGGGCTACACCCTGGAAGAAAATTTTCGACGAAAAATAATTGACATACTACGTGCAAAAAAAGTTCCACAGATCTTTGTTGACAGCAACATACTGCACTATGCACGTAAAGAACATGAATGGCACAGATATAGTTTGAACAGTGTTTACCCTAATGATGGAGTTTACTTGTTTGGTGCCATGGATCCTGACAAATGGGCCACATACAGTCAGTGGCATGGCGTTGAATTACAACCTTGGAGACAACAAGGACAGCACATTTTGATATTGTGTCAACGACCCAAGGGTTGGAATATGTTTGGCAATGATCAAGATCATTGGTTGGAAAAAACCATTGACAAGATCAGAAAGATTGACGTCAAGCGACACATTGTGATTAGAATGCATCCTGGCGATGGCTCTAGATTCAAACAAATTGCCAAACTAAACAAACGCTATCCTCACAAAACTTCTCGAATCTCAATTTCCACAAATGAAAACATACGTGACGACTTGATCAATTGCTGGTGCGTGGTGGGTTATAATTCTACACCCAATGTGGTCAGCGTGATCGAAGGAGTTCCGGCCTACATTGAAGATCCCTTGCACAGCTGGGCCGCCGATGTTGCATTCTCAAATTTAAATGATATTGTTGCTCCACCTATGCCAGATCGAACTGAATGGATCAACAAAATTGCCAATATACACTGGTCAAATCAAGAAGTACGCACAGGAAAACTCTGGGCCAGTATCAAACAGTATATTTCTGTTTCTCGTTGACAAAAATTTCTAGTTCTTTTCTGGTACCCTTGGCGGTCCAAACACAGCTATGTGGTTGCATTTCCCAGTCAATGAGTTCGGTGGGCAGTTGACTCCATCGATAATTTGGCACTATATGATCCAACACGTCCTGATCAATGCCCCAGTGAATTTGATCATGTTCTATGGCCTGAGCAAGTTCAGCGGAGTAGTTTTGCAAGAATTGATATCCCAAATTGGTTCCTGGCAAAAATATACCCCCGGCTAAAAATCTAGCTTTTTTCCCTTCAATATGCCGTATGCCAAAGTCTGACAGGGTTGACATCATGGGTATCGGAGATCTGACCAGGGCATCAATGTCCATGGCAAATACACAATCCATTGGTTGCATGAGTTGTGCTAACCGTATAAATCTTGCACATGCAAAATAGGTTCGCTGTATGCGTTGTTGAACGCTGACATCTTTGCCTTTTTTCATAGCAGTGTGTATTCTTTTGTATCGGTCATTAAGCACAGGATCAGCGGGAGGATTTTGCCAAGGTGCGGCAGCGGCGTCAAACAAGTTCAACGGAACTTCTTCAAAAGTAACACTGACTCTTGACTGCGATCTACAGTATTGTATCTGTTCAGCAGTGGGATTATACAAGTGTAGGTGTAATCCGTGTGCGGTGTTGGTTTGCACACTGCGAATCAGTGCAGGGCCAAAGTCTTTAAAATATTCCTGATCGCCGGCGGCATATAAGAAAAATCCAGACTGGGCGAGATTTCCCTTTAGTGGTGGTATAATCATAGTTAAATATTTAACCTTATGCGTGTAGCCTACTTTCCAAATCAATGTGCTCAAAACAGCGTTCCTGTCATGCAGGCCATGTTGGATAGTCTACGACATGCTGGCCATACCGTTGAACAAAACAGTTATGATTGTGATGCTGCCATTATATGGTCGGTGTTATGGGCAGGCAGAATGACAGCCAATCAGGCAGTATGGTCGCACTATAGAAGTTTGGGTCGACCAGTTATTATCATAGACATAGGTGCTTTGTATCGCGGTGAAACTTGGAAGATAGCTGTAAATTCTATCACTGCCAACGGCTATTACGGACATACAGAAAACTTGGATTGGGATCGTCCTCGTAAGTTAGGCATTAGCATAGCATTGAATTTTAGTACCAACCCCAGGATAATCATTGCCGCACAACATGCCCGCAGTCAGCAGGTAGTGGGTTTAGTCAGCGTGGAATCGTGGGTGGTTGAGCAAGTTGAACGACTGCGCACATTCACTGATCGTCCTATTGTGGTGCGTCCACATCCTCGCAGTTCTTTAAATTGGGCTGGGCTGGTACACTTGCCCAAGGATGTCGTGATAGAGAAACCTGTTAAGGTGGCCAACACCTATGACAGCTACAACTTGGCCTTTGATTGCCATGCCATGGTCAACTACAATTCAGGTCCAGGCATACAGGCCGCACTTGCTGGCACTAGACCCATAGTAGATCAATCCAGTTTGGCCTGGCCGGTAAGTATACAACTAGCAGATATTGATAAATCATACGACGTAGATAGAGATCAATGGTTGACAGAAATCTGTCACACAGAATACACAGTAGAAGAAATCAAACAAGGAATATGGTTAAAAAGAATACAGCCGGCACTATCCCTGAAGTAGTAGATTGTGCATGCCTCATACACGATGTACAGTATGGATGGGAGTATGTTGATCGTCTTTATAATAGTTTGTGCCGCAATCTCACCCCCAAGGTTCGCATGCACGTTTATACTGAACGGCATAGGATCGTGCCAGCACACATGATACATCACGAATTACAGGAATGGGTCGGTATCCGCGGACCCAAACGATCATGGTGGTATAAGATACAGTTGTTTGACGCACGACATCATCAAGGGCCCATGATGTATTTTGATCTTGACACAGTGATCGTGGATAATATTGATTGGATTTGGCAGTTGCCCACGGACCGTTTTTGGGCAGTACGAGATTTTAAATATCTGTTCCGCCCGGGCAAACAAGTTATCAATAGTTCCGTGATGTGGTTTGATCCTGCACAATGGAATCGTGTTTACCAAGAGTTTGACCCCGAAGATGTGTCCAAGCGCCGCGGTGCCTGGCATGGAGACCAGGACTTTATACAGGAAAAAATACCTCCCAGCAGAGTGGGTTATCTTGATATCAACCGTGTAAAAAGCTGGCGTTGGGAACTGCAGGAAGGTGGGTATAATTTTGCCACCAAAAAACACAAAAATACAGGAGCCCCTGCTCATATATCTTCACCGGCCAGCGTACTAGTTTTCCACGGAAATCCCAAACCGCACGAAGTTACAGATCCTGCAATACTACAACATTGGATATGACAAGCTAAATATAACGACACTTGTGGACGCAGTTACAAGTTAAAAACAATCATTTCCGGGTGCGCTAAGATAAAAACGAGGGCCAACCTAACACTGCGGGACTTAGCAAAATAAAAGGACAAAAAAATGTCAAGACAAATTCAATTTATAGGACAAAATTGTGCAACCCCCTCGGCTGCCACGATCCTAATAGATGGCACCCAGGTTTTCAGCGGACAAGTGGGATCAGGACAGCCATTAAATGCAGATATCACATTTGCCACAGTGACTTTGGATAGCGCACCAGCTAATACACAGTCTACAGTGTCAGTCAGCGTGGCAGTAACCAGTGGTATCCTACGTGTAGGGTCCATGGTAGCCGACACTGGCGGTTCTGCATCATGGGCCGGTAATGCCAGCCCGTTAACAAACGATCAAAAAGCTATTGTCGGATTGCTGGTGGATGAGACAGGCAACTTTTACAGTGCCGGAGTTGAGCGAAGCAACATCCTTATCAACGGGTCTGCTCCAGAATATCCTGCCACACCGGTGGGATTTGATCCAGGTCCAGTAGACGCCCCAGACTGGAATGGTTGGTGTTTTGAAATCGGCGCAGGTGAAACGCTCACTTGCACCGTGACAATACCACCCACTGGTGTCAACAAGTTTATCTAAATCAAGTTGACATAGACAAAAGGGCTAGAAATAGCCCTTTTTTTATGGTTGACCAGAAATTCTTTTTCCTACATAATACAAGAATACTAAATTATAGCAGAATATGCGGTGTGGCAAAAAAACAACACTAAAAACCCACAAAAACACAGGGGTTGACCAGAAATAGCCATTTTGCTATAATAATGGTATAGTAAGTAAGAAATTGTAGCAAACGGTTCCAAGTTGACACAAAAAGAGAACCCGCATACAATATTGTTTTGTAACGTCATTTTAGGAGCAGACTAAATGAGCACAGTTCGTATCATTCGCGGTGTATATCGCAACCAACCCATCGTCAACGCTACTTTTGCGTTGGTGAAAGATTTTCAAACCAGTGGCAAGGGCAATTTTGTTACCGTGGCCAATGGTGACTATTTTCCAGGATTTCCAGAAGAAATCCGTGTGAAAGTTGACAGTATCAATGACATTGAATTTGTAGATGGAGAGCCCATGGGCAAAGTAGACAAGGTAGTTGAGTTTAAAAAGCCTGTCCGAGTAGAGACCGATGAAGAAATCATGGAAAGAATTGAACAACGATTCAACATTCTTGACGACATGACCAAGGCCGCTATTGCTGGCGACATCCGTGCAATGATTGTGGTTGGCCCTCCTGGCGTGGGCAAATCCTACGGTGTTGAATTTCAGCTAGAAAAGGCTGGATTGTTTGATCAATTGTCAGGCCGCAAAATCAAGTATGAAGTGATCAAAGGTGCAATGACTCCCATTGGTTTGTACTGCACCCTGTATCGACATTCAGATCGCAACAGCGTCTTGGTGTTTGACGACTGTGACTCTGTGTTCCAGGATGACGTGGCGTTGAACATTTTGAAAGCCGCACTAGATTCGGGCAAGAAGCGTAGAATTTGCTGGAACTCGGACTCGGCTATGTTGCGTCGTGAAGGTGTGCCAGATACTTTTGAATTCAAGGGTTCGGCAATCTTCATCACCAATTTGAAGTTTGAAAACCTCAAGTCAAAGAAACTGCAAGACCACCTTGAAGCCTTGCAGAGTCGTTGTCACTTCCTGGACCTGACTCTGGACACCATGCGTGACAAGATTCTACGCATCAAGCAGATCTTCCGCAAAGGTGACTTGTTCCAGGACTATGACTTTACACCTGAACAGGGCGACGAGATTCTCAACTTCATGGACGAGAACAAAGAACGACTTCGCGAAATGAGCCTGCGTATGGCTCTGAAGATTGCGGACCTGACCAAAGTGAGCTCCAACTGGAGAGCACTAGCCGAAAATACTGTCATGAAACATTGACAGTATTAGTTGGGACGTCATCAATAGTCTAGCTCCTAGACGTTCCAATTTTGACACAGGCACCCCTAAAAAGGTGCCTGTTTTTTTGACTTTGTTTTACTAAGTATGCTATACTAAATTATGCCTTTTTGCTATTCACCATGGACCAATATTGACATCAGCCCAACAGGCGATGTGACTCCTTGTTGCAA